GGTCTGATTCCCACCATTTGTAGAACGCTTCAACGTAGGGGTTTGTCTCATCCTTCTTGTAAGGTTCCGCACTGTCGTGGCTGTGGGTGAAGTGGTTACGTCCATCAGTGACCATGTCCGTGTAAGGTCCCTGCCTCTTGATGTTGTTGGCCCAAGTGGAACTGAATGCAGGATTACAATATGTACAAGCGAAATTACAGGTCCTGTCAAATGCTATCTCCAGTGTCTTGAGATTTACATCTTTGTCTGGATCTTGTTTGTGTGCTTGATCTAAAGAGTCATTGGAAAATATCTTCGACTTGTAGACCCTGTCGCTGATGTTGTCTCTGTTGATGTCCTCTATCTTCCAACAGTATTCACAGCCCTTGGGTCTGTCTCCGCACTGCATCTGTTTACGTTCTGCTTTCTTCTGCACGGTGTTGTGTATTGCACTTGGATTTGTTTTAATTTCCTCGAGATCGATCTTGTGTGGCAATGGATGGTGACAACTAGTTGTCATTCCTGATCCTAACCATATTGTGGCATTATACCACTTGGCTCCGCAGAAACTTGCACTCTTTGTATCTAATATCTGTTTCTTATATTCAAGATCGTCCATCTTTTCCTTTGAAGTAGTTTTTTAATTTATTGTATTCGTCTGCTGTACAGAGTATATCACTCTTAAACATCATGTCCTTGACCCAGTGATAGTGTGCGATTGGTGGTGGATGCGATTCTCCAGAGATATAGTATTCTTTATAATTGTCTTCTGAAAATTCCCACAGGCCACCCTTTTCTTTGTAGAACACAAACTTTGTCCAGTCAATTTCATTGTACAATGCACGTTCGCTTTCACTATGAAAATTTGTATTAATTACATCTTGTTTGAATAACATCATTGTGTATGGTATTTTTTTCTTATCTAAGAACATCTGTGTTCTTTGTATATTTTCTAATGTCCTGTAATATTGGTGTTGTTCATTCCAAAAATGTCTCCTGTAGTAATCGTGTTTGTCTTCTAACCTGTGCCCACCATACCAAACGCTCCACTTGAAGTCTTCGTCCCATGCCCTGTAAGTTATCCTACCATCTAGATGATCTACTCCCTCGTCCAGTGTTATTACTTCATACCTATCACTGGCCGACCACATGATGTACATGTGATCTATTTGTTTGTGTTTCATGGCACTGTTGATCACCGCACGAGATATTGTCTCGTTGCCGCTGGCAGATCTCCCTTTGTTGATCATTGTCACACCACCATTGAACCATGGCACGAATTTAGGCCAGCAAGGCCATTTATAGGCCGTGAAACTGCATCCATGTGATATTGTCTTATGCATTCCTGCACTCCTCCCAAAACTCTTCCATCTCAGGAAATGTATTGAGAAATCTTGTAAGACGTCTGCGATCGTGTTCGTTGAAGAAGGCGTAAAAGTTTTTTTTGTTTTGCGTACTTGCGTCCGCGTTTTCGCGCCAGTATGCGAGATTGCGTTGCATCTTCTGGATCTCGAAGTCCTTGAATATGTGTAGCCCGTTTGCCTCGCCGGAATTGTCCTGCATGTATTTGATGTTGTCCTCATGTATGCTCTGGTACGACTCCGGTAGCATCGTTATCTGTTGCCATGCGGGTTGTCTGAGCAGTGGCACGTCGAACCATACCCTCTGATAGGTCTTGCTGTACTTGGTACGCAGTTCCAATATCTTTTGTAACAACTTGTCCATGCTTGTAATACTTAGATTGTTATAGGTGCATATGAATGTTATTGAGTTACGTCCCGGTATACGCTCTAGGAACTCCTCCACGTTGTCCATCATGTAGTCGAAGTCTAATCCATTACGTATGTACTCCGCACGTTTGCCGAATGCGTCCACACTCACAAACTGCATCATGTGTTCCACCTTGCCGTGCATACATATCTCCTGTGCCATGTTGAAGTACTTGGTCTTCAGTTTCTTGTCTGGTGGACACATATTGCTTGTGACGTTGAGATGTAGGTCCTGTTTGGGATTGTCAATTATGTACTGGAACACCCGGTAAGTGTTCACATCCATCATGGGTTCTCCGCCCGTCATACGGAAGTGTTTTAAGTTCTTGTACAGAGTAGGCCACCACTTCCAAAAAGCAGTAACATAAGGGTTTTCTTCTCTGTTAGGTATTGGACGTCTTCTACCCTGAAAATGCTCAGGAGCATTGTGCGGAATGGTAGTGGGATATGCTCCATACATCTCCGTTTCTTTGCCCCAGGCAGTGGAAAACTGTGGCGAACAGTAACTACACTTGAAATTACAAGCATTGTTAAAATTAACTTCCACATACCTAGGTGTCCAACGTTCGTCCATTGGATTCTGTCGTATCGCATCAAAGTCTTGCATGGCCCATGGCTCACCGGATCTGTAATGTCTGTCAGACATCTCTCCTGTGTCCTCCATCTTCCAACAATATGAACAACCCGCCGGTCGCTCACCTTTGAGCATCTGTGATCTTTGATTGATTTTCTCTGCGGTGTTGTGTAGTGCCGCGGGATTGTCTACTAATTTTTCGGGGTCAATGTTGTGCAGTGGCGGGTGGTAGCAACTGTTGGTCAGTCCCGTGGGCAGGTGCAGTGAAGTCTGGTTCCACTTGGCCAGGCACATGGTCGGGGAAACTTGTTCTAGTTTATCCTTGGCTTTCAGTGCGTCCTGTTTGTAATCACTAATACTCACGATCTTGCACTCCCTTGTTGATGTGTTGTGGCATCACGAAACGATGGAACCTGCTGTCCATCTCATCGTACTCCGCTATGGGCATGTCCAACTGCTGTCTCAGGCTGTTGCCGAACATCTCCAACTCCTGGTCTATGTTTTCTGGTCGGACTGTGGCGCTGAAGTAGTCGGCCATCCCGTTGAGGTCACTGACGTCGAAGTCGTAGTTCTTGTGATCAACCACTGTGTAGAAACTGCCCATCCTCGCACCCAGCATCGCGAACTTGCCGTTCTCCACGTCCGCACCTATGGTACACCATGTGGTCAGTATGCGTAGATTAGTTGGCCATATCTTTGAGAATTCGTTCGGACTTATAGGGTTGCCTTTTTCGGTGCTCATCTTTACCCCTTCTCTAAATCCAGCAATGAACGCCTGTGATTGTGTGGAGTTAATCACCGTTGTCGAATAACAGTTGTGTAGGTTCTCGTGTGGCACTCCCCAACAGAAGTCTATTTTGTTCTCTTCCGTTTCGGCATTTTCATGTGTCTTCATGTTTAAGCATGTTTCTTTGTTCCAACCAACAAGTCCACCGTTACCATATACTAGTCCATTGATGTTGTTCCTTGCCCTCCACCTATGCACTGCTTTCTTGTTGGTCTTCGTCCAATCGAGTGTTTCTAATAAAAATTTCTCATCTATAACGTTGTCTCCATCCACACTGATGAAGAAATCTGTTTCTGCAAGTTCCGCCGCGGCCTTGTGTGCGGAGTCGAAACCTACCACGCCATCAACACGCTTGGCCCATGGCACCTTGTTCTTTAGGTCAGCCCAGTTTTCCTCCTTGTTGGGCTCCTTGAACGAGATGTACACGAAGTCGAGGTCACTTATTCTCGTTCTATCTGCCATGTGACTCCTCCCTCTGCTATCTTGTTTGGCCAGTGTATGTCATTGTCATGTAATGCATATCCTTTTGTTGATTTTTTTAATACACTGTATATTGTCTTTGGATTTGGCGTCGGTTTGACCACAATCTCACCATCCCGCAACATCAGGTTCTCCTCGCCGTGCTGTTGTGCCCACAATTTCTTATCCAGTGTGACTTCGTGTTGTTCACCTTGCACTGCGACGAAGAACTTCTTTGGTTCACGCCTTGGCATTTTTTTCAGTGCGTCAAACAATCCTGGCATGTAACTCCTTGTCGTGGTAGTGCCATACCCTGCTGACACGTGTCTCTCCTATGTACACGGCATCTCCCGTGCGATTAGGGTATAGGTATTCATTCTGGTTCTTGGTCCTTGTGGTACCATTGACCCCGGGCTTGTGGTGTATGAACTTGAACCAATCGTAATCTATCAATCCCTGTGATTTTGGATCCATGATTCTGTATGCCAATGCGAAGACTACGTCAGTGCTGGGATATTCGTCATGGCAGTTTATTAAAATTGTTGTCTTTACTTTATTCCAGTTTGCAATTATGTCTCGTGCAGTGTCGTAAAACTGTTGTGCCCTCTTGCTCCTCCTGAAGTACATCAATCCGTTGTAGATGTTGGGCAACTGGTTTCTCGTGAATAGTTTCCTGTAAGGCGTCTGTTTGACAACGTTGCCTCGATAGTCAAAGCAGTCCACACTGAAAACCAGGTCGTGTTGCCATAGGTGGTACCACCACCAGTCTGTGTTGGTGGTCCATAGCATGTCAGCCTCAAGTTTAATGGTATGGGTGAAAGGTGTCATGTCGAAGGCCTTGTACTCGTTGGCCCACTTGATCTCATGCTCGGCACTGTCATCTTGTTTCATTACTTTGACCACATCAACGTGTTCGCTCTCAAACTTGCTTTTCTCATCTGTGACTACGCACACCTGGTTGTGTTTGTTCCAACGTTTTATGCTCTTGGCCAAGGTCATGGACAATTCAACGTAATCTGTTTTAGCATTATTCTGTGCGAACCATAGGAATCCCCTAGACATTGGCTATCTCCTTGTTCAACACATGCACATCCTGATGCTCCACACATGATATCTGATCGTCGTACTTCCATGCCAGTCCTGTGTCCGTGATCTCAACCACCTCACAGTCCGGTGGCAATGTTGGCAGTGCGAAGGGCAATTTCTCGTATCCCATGAATCCGTTGACCTGTTGCAGTGCTATAGCAAACAGGTAGTCATTCCTTAGATTCTTAGCGTATATCCTGTACATCTCCGTGAAGTATGAATAATGCTGTTTGACGTACTTGACCGTGTCAAATATCTTCCTGACCTTGTCATTCTTCTTGAACAGCAACACTGTGGCCCACACCATGGGTATCATGCTCCACCTACGTTGGTCGAAGGAGTTCCTGCCCGTGAGGTCATGTGCGGTGTCTGGCACCAGGAAGTCATGGTCAGTGTACAAAAACTGCTTGAGATTGCCAGTGAAACAGAAGTAGTCTATGTCCATGACCAGTGTGGTATCGTAGGGAGAGAGTTCGTAGGCCATGTGCCTGTCCACGTTGTTCCATGCTCGGCCGTTGAGCTTGTTGCCCAGTTCTGGTTCGATGAACCGGTAGTTTATGTGTCCCATTGGACTCATCCTGTTGTAGGTGTCGAAGTTCGTGATCACCGTGATCTCACTGGTGATGTTCTTCCGCACCAGCCTCACACAACGCTCAAGTATCCTGTGATATCGCGTGTGCTCCGTGTCGAAACAGAACAGTAAAACACCAGCGGACATCACGTGTCCCTTCTGGAGAATGTTTGGTAGACCTGTTTGTATGCGTTGAGGCTCTCTTGATTGCGTTCTACCAACACGGACAGGAATTGGTTGGGATCGGTGATCTCCACGGGATTGCGGTTGGTGTCCAACACACAGAACGTGTCCAGTGATTCCTTCAGTGTCCTCACCAGGCATATGGTCTCGGCGTCAGCACGGAATATGTGTTCATCATACACCACCACCTGTCGTGAGTGTGCCTTCTCCAGGGCGTTGCGCTTGGCTACCGCCGTGTCGTATGAGAGGTCAGATTGTCGTTTTAGTTCGCTGATGTCCATGCCACAATTATACAATAATTATGGTATGATTTCAACCTGGTAAAATTATTATGATTGTGTGTTAGAGACCTGTGCGTTTGAACTTGACTGTATGTTCGCGCTCAAGCCTTCACCGTTTGTTGGATACACCTCAATCAGGGCCAGTGTCATCCTTGGTGCTTCATTGGGATTGGCTGGTACACCTGACGTGTTTCCAGATGTGTAAGTGGTGTCCGCCGCTGGGTCAGATGATACCATCTTGATCGTCAACACTGTGGCAGAACTAACTGCCGCGTCCAACTTGGCGCTGTACTCAACTGTGTCAGATGTGTAACCCGCGTTGTTTGAAGTCAATTTCAATAATACTGTGTAGCCTGTGCCTAGGTCATGGAAACCGTTCGCTAGACCGTTGGTCGTAAGCGTCTCGCCTGAACCCGATCTCGTTGTTGCATGGGCTCCTAGGTCTAGGTTGCCTGTGGCTGTCACTGTAAGATCATTGAATACCGTGTCTTTTGAACCATCGATACCTGTGACGCAACTTGGATCGATCCTGATCTTGCCGCCTGCGTTGAAGAAAGCCCTCATCGTGGCGTTGTCTGTGAATGTCACAGATCTCTCTATGGTCGATGTTGAATTCCATGTGGCTGAGTTGGTCGATGTGCCAACTGCGTTTGTGGCCAGTGCCGTCGCGCCCGTTGATCCTGCCGCTACCGCGGCCGCCAATGAGGCCAGGTCTGTGATCAATGCCGCTCTTATGGCGATGGTGTCACCCGCTGAAACTGATGATGCCGTGATACTTGTGTTTGTGTGGTCGGCAATGTTGTCCATGCCCGTGAACAATGCGTTCCAACTTGATGCGTTGATCGTGTCGCCCGCCGAAACCGTTGAAATCGTTGATTGGTTGAGACCGTACTCGCCGGCGCCCGGACCTGCGAAATGGTTGTATCCGTATGGTGAACTTGAACTGTTCACGAAGGTGTTGTATTCATCATCTAAAATCGTGTCACCTGCTGTATATGCCATGTTATTATTATTTAACTCCTATCACACATTCTGTTAATGCTGTTTCTTTGTTATATTTATCCTTGATCAGACGTCCTAGGGTGTTGAAAGCGGTACAATCGTCGATCTGGGCCACCTTGGCCTCGCCGTTGTCAGCGGAAACTATCCTGTCTCCTGCCCTGCCAGTGCCCTGTAGTTTGACCAAAACCCGTCCTTTCAGTGCCACCATTGGATGTGAGTCGTTGTTGCCCGCATCAGAATTCATCAAGAACGCTGGTTTTTCCGAGATCACGCCAAACACAGCGTCTGACATCTCCTCTCTACACTTGGTTATCTCTGCTTTTCCGCCCAGTATGACCACGTCTCCCACTTCCGTGTCGCAATCTGCTTCGTATCTTTCTGCCAAATCTGCGTACTGCGCCGATGTGGATGTTGCGTGTACTATGTTGGCCCTGATGTCCACTAGTGTGGGTGCTGATAGCTCGTCATCGCCGCCACCTGATTTGAACGCTGTCCAGGCTCCGCCCGCGTTGCCAAATATCGTTGATCCGTCGTCCGCGAATGTCTCGTCCCAGACCCAGTAAAGGTTCTGTTCCGTTGCAACGGATGTCTCTCCCCTGTTGACTTTGAGTCCCGTGAAGTTGGGCATGCCCGCGTTGTTGGATATGTTCCTGTTCAATTCTATGATGTTGTCTTCCACTGACAGCGTGGTTGTGTTGATTACTGTGTTGGTGCCATCAACTGTGAGGTCGCCAACACGCAGATGTTCTATCCTGCCCGTCGATCCCTGGATCCTCAGTGCCTCCTTGGTGGTGCCGCCATCGTTGACTGTGAATATGATGTCCTTGTCCTGTGTGGTCTGTGCTATTGTGAAGTCGTCTGACGAGAGACTCATTGTTATGTCAGACCCTGCACCGATCCTGATGCCATCATCTGTCTGTACCGATAACTGACCTGTTGTTGTGTCTGCAGAATCAGATCTTAGATAGTTGGCCGCCGCAACTCCGCCCAGTGCGTCCGAGTCCGTTGCTGTCCCCCTGAACTTGGCAGATGCCACGTTGGTTGAAAGTTGTATGCCCTGCGATACCGTGGCGAAACCTGCCGCGATCAGGGCCGCGCCATTGGTCTCTGTAGAACTTGGGGTGAATGCTTCATTTGAAACAATGCCGACCACGGTGTCATTGGACACCATCTTCAATATTGACTTGTTAACGCCTGTGTTGTCCTCCAGTTTCTCACTAGTGAACTGTGTGACTCCTGATCCTGCAACCGTTGTTGGACCAACCAATGTGAATGCTGTTCCGTTGTACACATACAACTGTGTGTTAGTCGTGTCAAACCAAAAATCCCCAAGCACCGCATTTGTTGGTGCAGTGGTGGAGTTGGTTGGTCCACCGGCTGGTTTGAACTTGGAACCGTCGTATACGTTTAACCTTTTATTTGTTTGGTCGAACCAAAGTTGACCTTGCACCTTGTTGGATGGTGCCGTGGTGTTGTTGAAATTCTCCAGGAGTTTGACAAGGTTCTCGTTCAACTTCTCACCGAAGCCCGCGTAACCTTTACCTATCAGTGTGAGGTCAGTGGTCGCTACGTCGATGGTACCGTCGGCCAGTGTGACCAATAGTGTGCCGAATGTGTTGTTTATCTTGTATGCCATTGCCTAGTCGTTGTTGGATCCGTTGTCTCTGACTTCTGTCAAGAAACTGACGTCACCTACCAACTTGATCAATATGGTCGCAAGTTCGGGTGTCAGCATTGCGTCTATCTTTGCTTCTTCCTCTGCCGTCCACGTTGATTCGTAGTTTGCGTTGATGTAGTCTGCGACTTCTTGTTTTGTTGCCATTTAAATGTACTCCTTATGCTTATTTATTACGGTTATCGATCTGCTCATCGTCGGATATCCAGGTTAAATCCTGGGAATAAGAGCCATCAAGGTCTCGTAGGAAGGTCTTGACATTGCTCTCTGTAAGCACCATATCGTGGTATTTGGTGTATCTCTTGTGCAATGCCTGTTCTTTTGTGGCTGTGTACACCAATTTCATGCCCTTTTGCTTGGCCAGGTCCATTATGCGATCAATACACAATTTCAAACATCTGTGTACCAGACGTTGTTCCGCATTCTTGTCCGTGACAATCCATTCCATGAAAGCGAACTGTGTTCCCACACCTATGTACAGACCTGCGGCGCAGACCGGCTTGCCTGCATCCTCCACAATGATTCCGTCTGGTGGCAGGCATTCCTTGGGTACCTTGCCGAACTCCCATTCATCCCACCACTTGACCAATATGGCATAATCAGCATCTCTGTCCCATGGTCTATCCTGCATTTTTCTGTATCACGATCTTGTTGATGTTGTATGACGCTTCGAAGCAATGATGCACCGCATCCGCCACTTCTCCCGCTGTTAGTTTTGGCAGATTCTGCCATAGGCCTTTTGTCATGTCTGTGTCCACGACATCCGGACACACATCGTAGACTGACAGTGGTTTGGAAATCAGTTCTTGCTGTAGTTCGTCTATGTATCCTATTAATTCTTTTTTTATTTCGCAATATTGCACATACTTGAACTTGTCCCAGATCTGGAATTGATTGTAGTCTGGTTCCTCCTCGGTCCCTGACGTGCTGGTTATCACTGCGACTTTCATCTTGCTGAAGGCATGTTGGCCGTATATCCTTGTCAGCAGTGTCAACTGTCCCCGGTCTGCGTGTGCGTTCAATACCACCAGGCCACAGTCTTTTATGCTTTCCAGTATCTTCTCCTGATCCGTTGCGAGATCATGCCCGTTGCTCCTGCTCAAGCCCACCACTTCGTAGTTTTTACTTTTATAAAGATCGGCTATGGCTTTACCTATGCCTCGGGTGTGTCCGATTATGGCGATTTTATTATTTTTGTTTTCTTGATTCATACACGTCCACGAGATTCTCCAACCCTTCGAAACATTCCGAATAGTGTTGGTAATATTTCTCAAACTTGTCTTTAGTGTACACGGATTCCTTGTAGAAGTCAATCAACAGCGTGGTTCTTGGCCCTGTATTCCTGTTGAAACCGTTGTGTGTCTGTATGTCTGGTTGGAAAACGTATGCTTCGCCCGTCTTCCATGTCATCAGTTCCTGTTCTTTGGTTTCCAGGTTCATCACGTACATGCCACTCTGGTCTCCTCCTCCGTCGTCGAGGCACATTTGGTATCTCCATCCACCCTCGTTGTCCGTGTGGTTGCCTATCTTGGTGTCAGGTCCCACCGTCATTATGGCCACGTTCGTCTTGTATGGGAATTTCCTCAGTATTGAATACAGCATCGGGTAGTCATTGAATGACTGACCCTCGTGATCTCCGGACTGTATGCCCAGTGCCTGCCATTGGCCATTCACGTAGTCTCCGGACCTGTCATCGAAGTCCTCTGGCAGTCCTCGTACACTGTCAGAGAAGTCCTCTGGGTCTAGGAATGTTTTGTTGGGCTGAGAGTCGAACTCGTGCTTGATGTCTTGCCAATGTTTATCTAACTGTCTGAAGCATTCGCCCTGTTGGCCGTGGTAGAAACTGTTATCAAGCATTCAGTATATTAACATTTTTACCATGAATCTGTCTATCATGATCTCGCCAATTGCTGAATATTTCCTCGCCGTGGTTGATAAGTTCCTGTTGTTCGCTCAATTCAAAGTAGTCTGTGAATTCTGTGCCGTTGATCATGATCCTTCTGTGCTCTGATCCAAAAACGTAGACAATGTGTTCTTCGTCGCCCAGTGCGACACCATGTTTGCTGTCCTCCACACGTGTCCATTTACCGTCTTCTTTGACCATGTGCGTGCCAGCGACTTTTATCCCTTTGTAGTCATACAGGTTGTCTATGAGGAATTTACCAGTGGCGAAAACAAAACCACCCACTGCTACTTCGTCTCGTATGTCTACCTGTTCAACCGGTTTATGTGATCCATCCGCCATGGTTATCATTGTGCCCGCTATGAAACAACCACCACCACCAGTTCCACCGCCTCCAGAGCTGGAACTACCAGACGAGTCTCCAAACCCTGCCGCCGTTGATATGAAATTGACACCTGAGTTGAACATTGCCTTCCATACGCCGCCAACTTTGTAGTATGCCGCTGTGATGCTCTTCCAACCACCCGAGACCTTGGTGTACATGTCACTGATGCTCTTCCATGTGCCTGAAACCTTGTAGTTGGCCTGCACACCTATGTTGAATATAACTACTGCCCTGCCGTTCGCTCCAGATCGGCTTCCACTTCCTCCCCTTGCTACTCCTGAACGGTAGTATTGTGAGCCTGTTCCACCTGGTGTGACACCAGATCCGTTTGATTGTGTGCCTCCGGCCGCATTGTTTGATCCTGCACGTCCACCGGTACCTCCTGCGTCGCCTGATCCTGCGTTTCCTGATCTACCACCATCGACCCCGCCACCACCGGCTCCACCACCACCGCCGTCGCCGGAGTGGTTCTTACCATTCTCTCCCAGTGTTCCTGGAGAGTTCGATGTGGCTGAATTTGTGTTTACGCCTGCAGTTCCGTTTGAACCCAGTCCTGCTCCGCCGCCACCTCCGCCGCCTCCTGCGACGGCGATGTCAGTTCCGTTGATCCTGACTAGGCTGGCTCCGCCGCCACCACCGCCTGACCCTGAATACGGTATAGGACCTGCGTTACCACCACGTCCTCCCGAGTATCCTGTCTTGCTCTTGCCGTTTCTACCTCCCGAAGCCCCGCCTCCCGACGAACCTCCAGCTCCACCACCTCCCACCGCAACTTCCATGGTGGTGCCTATCTGTGCTGATGATATTGAAATTCCTGTTGACGACACATAATGGCCTGCCGCACCTGTCCCTCCAGGTCCCCCCGCGTCTGATCCACCACCACCGCCGGCGCCACCCCAGAGATGAACGTCTATTGACGTGGTTCCCGGTGGTATGGTTGCCTGCTGTAGTGTGCCTGTGTAGTTGAATGTCTTGACGACTGCTACCATGGGATTACGCCTCCCTTACAAACCAGATGTCCCCGTCTGCGCCTTGGCCTGATGTTGGTGCCGAAGTCTCAACGTATCTGTTTCCTGCAATGCTGTTGCTACCATCATCTGTGATTGTTGATCCTCCCCATAATTTCAATGACTTGGCTACCTGACCTGTTGTGGTCACTGCCACGCTTGACTCACTGGTCGATGATGTGATGTCTGTGCCGACCGCCGCTAAGTTGACGTTGGTCACCGTGATCAAACCTGCCGCCGTGGTTCTCAGGAATCCTGAATTTTTATTGGCATCTCCATCGCTAACTGCATCTGTGTCTCTGATCAAATGTGAATATGTTGCACCTTCACCTGCTGTCCATCTGTTCTCTGACACATCGTAAAATAGTCTAGCATCATCTGTGTCGCTTGTCTCAACGATTATGCCTGAGTCTGCCTCTGAATTTCCCGTGTTGAGTTTCAAGAAAGCATCGTTTACTATGTTGATCTCGCTAGAACTGTTCTCGAACTCTCCTGTGATCGTCAAATTTCCTGTTACTGTCACGTCACCTGTAAGACCTATTGCACCCGTGGCACCTGTCAGTGCTATAGGAGTTTTTGTAACTCCACCATCATTGATTGTGAAACTTAGATCCTTGTCCTGTGATGTCTGTGCGACTGTGACGTCGTTGCTTGATACTGATATGGTCAATTCCTGTGCGTCACCAACAATTATACCCGTGTCATTGTCTATGGTCAATGCGCCGGACATGGTGTCTGATGTGTTTGATCTTAAGAAATTGGCACCACCCTGTAAGGCCTCGCCCGGTGATGTGGCATTTGTGGTGTCTGTTGTGTCCAAAGTTGCGGCCTGTGTGCTCGAACCTTCGAACACTGCGCCCAGTGTGGAATTCAAAGTCAGACCCGCTCTTATCTCAGCGAAGCCTGATTGTGAGGCACTCGGTGTGAAGGTCTCTTTGGAGAGTATCGCCACTCTGACGTTGCCCACGTACATCGAAGAAACAACCTTGTTACCACCTGAACTGGCCAGTGTCTCTATCTTCCAACCCGAAAGCGTCTGTCCTGACGTGTAAACTGGTCCGACCAACAAGAATGCAGATCCTGTGTACACATACACTTGGTCATTCACCGAATCATGCCATAGATCTCCCGCTGACGGTGATGTGGGTTGCGTGGAACTTGTCTTGGCACCACCCGTTGGTTTGAAACTTGTCCCGTCATACACTTTCAGTTGGTTTGTTGTTGTGTCAAACCATAACTCACCTTTTAATGGTGCTGTGGGTGCCGCGGTGGATGCCGCGTTCTCTAATAATTTTACTAGGTTCTCGTTGAGCCCTTCGCCAAAACCAGAAAAACTCTTACCAAACAACTGCAACGAAGTGGTGTTGTCCACCGTTCCGTCAGTGATCGTTGTTACTGCTGTCCCGTCTGTTTTGTTTATTATGTACGCCATTTGCTTGTATTTATAGTCTTCCAGCCACAATATTAATTGTGCCTATTTCGGTTGAATTGTAATCTTCCAGTGCTTTGCCTATCACTGTGCCCATTGCAGGGTCAATGCCTTTCCTAGCAACACCTGGGTGTTGTGGATGGGTCACCAACATGTCTCCCTTGCTGATGTGTCCAACGACCTTGCAAGGCACCTTGCCCTGTAGCGCCACTGGCTGTCCCTCTGATTTGGAATTCATTAGGTGAGCCGGAGAACCTGATATGACTCCCGCCACCCTGGGATCATCTCCCATTATCGACATTGTTATTTCCTTGTCACCACCAAATATCACCACCGTGCCCACTTCGTACTCCGAGTCGGACTCATACACCTCTGCCAAGTCAGCGTACTGCGCCGATGTTGCCAGTGCGTGTACAGTGTTGTAGCCTTTGCTGGATGTACCTATGTCATATGATGCGTCCGTGTCTGGTGCTATCGCTTTGGATGTGACCGTTCCTGCCATGGTCAGTGTGCCCATGGTGTTGGCCCCTGAACTTGTTAGATTTCCTGTCACGTTGCCAGTAAGTGGTCCTGCGAATGCAGTAGAAGTTGTTGTACCTGATATCTCTAATTTTGTGCTTGGTGTAGTAGTACCTATACCGATACTGGACTCTGATCCGTCTATGGTCATCACAGTCGTTGTCACACCACCATCGTTGACTTTGAAACTGATGTCTGTGTTTGTTGTGGTGTTTGAAATTATGCCGCCTGTCGCGTCCACCGTCAATGTGAGGTCACTGTCCGTACCAACTACCAGACCGCCGTCATTGGCAATAGAGATTGTCCCCGACGTTGTGTCATTGGCGTTCGACCTCAGGTAGTTGGCCGCCGCTACACCACCCAGTGCGTCTGCATCTGTGGCCGTGCCCTGAAATTTTGTGTCTGCTATGGCAGTGGTAAGTGTGATACCTTTTTTGATGGTTGCGAATCCACTCAATGCTGATTTTGGCGTGAACTCATCCTCCGAAACGATCGCTATGAGATTGCCGTCATTGAAAAGTTTGCTTATGTTCTGTGATGTATCGCCAGAATCAAGTATAGTGTCAAACGTGAATCCACTAGTGGTACCTGTGGCACTTGGTGGTCCAACCAACACAGATGACGTTCCACTGTAGAAGAACATCTGTCCCGTGCCTGAATCTATCCAAATGTCTCCAGCGGCAAGATTGGCCGGTGCATCTGACTGGTATGGTGCACTTCCACCTGCTGTCTGGAATGACGTTCCATTGTACACCTGTAGTTTTGAATTGGTAGAATCCCACCACAGTTGTCCCTCTATGGGTTTGGTGGGTGCTGACGTGTTTGAAAAATTCTCTAATAGATGTAGGAAGTTCTCCGCAATTACTTCGCCGTAACCTGCATAACCTTTTCCTATGAAACTGAGGTCGGTCTGTGTGTTGACAACACCATCCTGTACCGTGTACTGGTTTGGTGAACTGGAACTATTCGTCTTGTTTACAGTGTATGCCATTAGTATCCTGTGTTACCACCTGATGTTGTTCCACTCACTGTGTTAGATGTTGACAGTGCAGTTGAACTGGTCTCAGTGAAAGTTGTCAAACTTTGAATCCTTAAAGTGTAATCAATCTGTATGAGTCTGTTAAGTGACTTCTGTACCGGGTGGAATATGACGTGTGTCAACAACTTGTTGGTTGAACCGTTCTCTGTGCCTTCCCAGCTCTTCAGACCAAGTTCATCGAACACATAGTCACCATTGAAATTGGTGGTGTTGTCGAACGCCGCCTGTCCCGTTGGTTCACCGTAGTCAAGTGTGCATGTCACAACGATGTCTGTGTACTTGTTGCCAGCCGTGTGTCTCACTTCCATCTTGTTCCTTGTGGTGTCCTTGTTGGTCGCGGAGTTGTCGTCTATTACTTTGTAATATGTTTGATTGTACAATGTGGCGTTTGTGCCTGTTGAGTTCGGTGTCAGGTAAGTGATTATACCCGTTGGGTCCACACTCGTACCACCATTGCCCAGTGCGATCTCATGCACAAAACCTGTTGTCTTGTTAGCCAATGAGTTGGCCAATGCCTGAGACATGTTCTCGTAGTGTATCGCGTTCCTCTTGTCCACGATCACCTCACCTGTCTCTGGGTCTGAAATCTTTATGTGCCCCGTCATCATAACACCCGTGTTATCCTGAGGCTTGTTGTCTTCCTGTTTTGATTCTTGTGGTTTGTTGTCCTGTGTCATCTAGTGTATTTATTCAGGTGCGTTTGTGGGTTCGTTAGCAATGAATTTAGCCTGTTGTGTGCTTGAAGCCTGTAATCCCTTGCCGTCCGCTGGATTACCATCCAGTGCCGTGTACCATACCTGTCCTTTCTTGTGTAATACCTTGATCTGTGTGCCTGACGCAGGTGCGGTGCTCAAAGTCACTGCCGTCGTGCTTCCATCCACAGAATAGTTTATGGTTGATCCATCCTCGCTAGTGAGCAACAATCGTTGGCCACCAATGAATATGTCTAACTCGCTAGCGGAGGCTGGTGCTTGTGATAGTGTGAACACTGCCGTGCTACCATCACCAGTGAAGGTGTTGGTGTACACGGTGTCCGCGTAAGGGATGGTTTGAGTACCAGACGCATCTACCACTTCCGTGCCTGATCCATGCTCCTTAATTCCTGTTCCAAGTGTTCCACGTCTTAGTTGTCCCAACGTGTTGCTTGATTTTGTGTAGTATTCTATTCTTTCTTTGTCTATGAATATGACCCCTGGAACATTTGCAGATGCGTTTGGTGTTGGTAAAACGCTCGCGTCTTCCACGGTTATGGTCTGTGTTCCTGCTGTCATGTCCACAGTTAATTTTGTAGTGGCTGTCTTACTGATACGTTTGTAGAACGTCCTGTTCATCATGTCTTTGAATATCCTGAATCCGGTGGCACCCGTCGCAGATTCCAGTGCGAAGTACATGACATCCAGTCTGTCTGATGATGTTATTGTTTTGCCTTTGACCGTTATGGTGTTTCCGCTTGTGGTGTAGTCGGCACCCTGTGCCAACTGCTCTCCATTCAACCAAACGTATGTGTATCCTGCGTTCAACGTGTCAAACCTAAGTTTGAACACACCACTTGTCCTGCCTTCTAACACTTCTCTCCTCTGCTTCATGCCCAGTGCGTTGTTGAATGTGGTCACTGACAACACATCATTTGTGGACAAACTGTAAGGCGATGTGATAGCACTTGGCACAAGTATGATATCTGTGCCTTCATTGTAATATTGGTTGTCGACTAGTGTGGATATGCATATCACGTCTGTCACCGTTGGAACTGATGCTGTTACGAATTCAACGTTCTGATTCGATGTGTCAACTGTGTAGTGCGTGTTAAGATCCTTCTGCACCCCATTGACGAAAACCTGCACCTGGCTGGCGCTCGTGATCGTCTTGGCAGGATCTACCGTGGAATCGTCTCCCAGGCCTGACACCACACCGTAGGCGTATGTGCTTCCATCTCCCACGTAGTAGGTGTTGTCTGGTCCACGTAGGACCCTTCCGTTCACCTCGACCGTGGTCAGTCCAGAGAATGGACCTATAGATCCAGGTGGATATGTCAATGTGTATCTGTCTGTTGACCCGTCATACACTATGGCTTGGTTCCTTACACTGGCATAACTCCTTGACGACGTCGCTGATTTGTTGAATCCCGCTATTTGTATGAATTCCCCCGATGCCGGTGCTGTGTTGAACACCACCGTCACTGTGTTGGCGGTTATGGTCTGTGTGAAAGCTGTTGTTGGCACTCCGTCAATGGTGATGTAAATCTCACTGGATGTTGAATCTAAATTGAATTCTCCCCTAGTGGAGGTCAAGAAGGACGCGGTGGTTCCGTCGCCCGTGAATGTGTCCAACACCCTGTAGTTCTCACCCGAAATCGCAAACACCTTTGTCGATATCACACTGTTGTTGGCAGGTGCACTGTCAAATGTAATTGTTTTGTTCGCTACATCTATCTCGTAGTCATTTATGGTTGAATCTAATGCAGGCCCTTTCTGCACAACACCGTCGACGGAAACCGTCACTGATCCCAGTGTACCTGGGTAGTCTCCTATCGAGTAGGTCGAATTGTTGCCATCGCCCCTGTAATTCCTGTCACTGATGAATGGCACGCCTGATTCCGGTGCCGTGTAAACTTTGATGTCCAGTGTATCAAACAGTTGTCCGGGTACTGTCTCCTCAGGTGCGTAACTAGTGTCTGGCGATACGAAATCATCACCTTCCAGTATGATGTCGCTTGGTGCGTGACCTAGTGCGGAAGTGAACAGTCCTCCCTTGACTATGGAATCCAATGTCCTGTCATCTGTTGGTGTAAGCACACCGTCATCATCGAAAGGAATGAACTCAACCAATGCGTCGATTTCAGGAACCTCACTTATAGTGAAACTTACAGTAGATCCATCTCCTCGGATCACATCTGATAGTTTTTTACGTGTGCTGTCATCCTGCGTCAGGTACACTTGATAAACTTCTGTCGATGCTGGTGCAGTGTCAAAAGTGTATGCCGCTGTTGATCCATCGGCTCTAAACGCTTTTATTCTTGACTCTCCGTAGTTGTCCCATGGGAAGTCATACCAACCTGCCCTGTCCCAACCTTGTTCTTGGTCGAACAGCAATCCTGTGACCATTGTGCCACCGTAGTCAACGCCCGTCATCACCTGGTCAAGTTCATTGCCTGGCATACCTGAGCCTGGTGTGTAGAAACCTTTTGTTCTGTCCGCCGCTGTAAGTCCCGTCTCATCACCGTAAACTTTGTACACACTTCCGATGTTGTCGTCGAAGTCCGTTGTTGATGTGAATGCGTTGGTCACTTTGTACAATTGGTTGTTGTATCTCAGCAGGTCATTGTAAGCGTAACTGGTCGACTTGGCCCAATCCACAACTCTGGATGTGCTGGACACCCTGTCAAATTTTATCGTAGTGTTGAAATCCCTTACCAGATCGTTGTTCAGGTTAGCATAGGCCTTGGCGGTGTCCGTTGGTGTCGTGCCATCCGTCTTGCCTCCTGATAATATCACTGTGGGTGTTGTCGTGTAGTTTGCACCAACTCCCGTGATGTTTATTCGAGTAACTGAACCGTTCTGAATGATCGCCGTGGCAGTTGCCGCGGTGGTCTGTGGCGTCACATACATCTTGAATGTGCCAGACTTATCACTCTGTGCTTCACTGACTGATGCTGTTGGACCATAGAATGTGCCAGACAGGCCATCAAAAGTATAGGTGTTGGTGGTTCCCGAACCTGAATTCTGCGTGTCGTATATCTCTGCCTGTTTCTCACTGGTGAACAACGGATAGTAGTAACCAAACTGACCACTTGTCGTTCCCGAAGCACTGGTTCCCTGCACCTGGAAAGGGCCTGTTGATCCTGTTGTACCGCCTAGTATGGTCACCGTTGGTGCCACTTGATATCCTGAGCCACCTGCCGTGACTGTTATAGAATTTACATGTTTCTTGTGGTAGTCATACCACATCTGATATGGATATTCCGTTAGTTTGTCTGTGTCTGATTCAACATTGAGACTCCTGATCTTGCCTGTAGTAACATCATAGAAAGTCGGATTGTCGAAGTCTGAATATATTCCGTCCTGTGTCTCTGTCTTATCGTAACCCAGTCTGTACTCTCTCAGTTTTGTGTGGAAAGGTTTGACTTCGTTGATGTAACTCTCTATCCATGAATCCGTGCCTGTGGTGTATGTCTTCCTTTGATCCAGTTGTCTAACGCTGTTCTTGGCGTTTATGAATGAAGTCTTGAACATCCAGTCAACGTAGGTCTGTTCTGACAACACTTTCCTAAGTCCGGTAAAGAACAAGGTGTTGTATTCCACGGCCAGCTCGTCCTTGAAAAGATCATCCCTCAGTGCCGTGAGCACCTTCCTGGTCTCTGTGGTTGGCTCTTGGTCAAAGAAGTTGTCATCGAAGTTGTCTGCCCCAGCGAAACCAGAGGCGTCCTGTGAGTAGTCGTAAAGTTTCGTGCTCAACCTTATGGTTCCGTTCTCTGTCCCAACGTTCTCCCAGCCAGTGGCCGTCCTCATGAACAGTTTCCATCCCCCCGTGTCCGCTGATGTCACTTTCACATGTTTGCCTTGCTCGAGCTCCAGTGCGTCCAGTTCATACTGGAACGTGACTTGCTTGTCTATCTTGGTGTCCTCGTCGTGCACCATGTCCCCGTCTGTCTTGTACCAGTCCGTGTAACTCCAGTACGCGGAGGTGTTGAATGTCTGTAACTTGGTCCTTGAGAATTGTGTGCCATCCCATTGGTATATCGCCCAGTAGTTGTTGGCGGTCTCGTCTGATCTCACCAGGTAGTTCGCCGTGCCTGATATGTCCGCTGTGTTGACGTAAGTCAGTTCCGCATAGGTGTCAACGGCCGTGTCCCATTCTAAACTCTGTGCTGTTGGTTCTGGATCCTGGGAATCTAGATTCGTAAAGTCTATCTGTCCAACCAACTGATTGCTCTTCAGCACTGTGTTGGCGTAGTCTATGATCTCTTTCAGTGCGTCAAATCTGTCCACGTACCAGCTCTGCCTTGGTCTGACGTTGTTTCCGTATCTATCGTTCAGTGGCTGGTCGGGATCCGGCACAAGGTCACCCGCGGTGTTCTTGCCCGTCAGTGAGTCCCACCAACGTGCCTCTATCTGTGTGCCCGGTCTGTAGTCTGCGTCACCCTCCCTGGCCAACTTCCACACGCTGTGGGAGTCTCCCTCGAAGGTGTTGCTCCTGATGTCCACGTTGAGCACTATGTCTCCGTTGACCAACCCTTTTATGTTGTTCAGCAGGAACTTGTTGGTGTCAGTTATGGAATAATATTTGAAGTCAAATGCCCTTGGGTTCCGTATCAGATTGGCCACAAATGCTATAGTGTTCTTCCTGACCACCACGCTGTTGCTTGGCAGTGTGACCTTGTCCTTGACCCAGTAGTAATAGATGTTGACGAACCCGTCCAACCTGGAATCGTACCTCTGCACAACGGTGTACTGTGAATCATCACCGTGCAGTGCGGTGCCCGATATCGTCTGTGCTGATCCTTCGGTCCTCCTGTTCCATTCGCTGGGCAACAATCTGCTTTCTGTCCACTCATACACGTCTATGCTTGATCCTGGGAAGGTCTGTCCCCAATGGTTGTGTTTGTATTCCTGGGAATCTTGTTCGTACCAGAGCCACTTGACCGTTGACAGGTCCCACCATACTTCTCCAATGTGGTTCTCTGCCCAAGGGGTCTGGCTGTTGGCATTGGCTCCCACGTTGTATGCGGCAGGATCCCACGTGGTCTTGATGTTGATCTCTCTGTCCGCCACGCCCAGTATCCTTCCTTTAATGGGATCATACAGGTCGTAGTAATCTCTTATCTGTTTTGTCCTGTTGTTGAACTCGAAAACCTTGCCCAGTTTGTCCGTGTCTATCAGTGCTGTTTCAGTCACAAGATTCTTCCAAGCGTACTCTCCATTGGTCTTTAAATCGTAAGCGGAAATTGTTCCATCATTGACTATTTTAGTGCTTCCGTCCGTGGCCGTGTTGCCATCATCTTGTGGTGCTCCAACGAAAACCGAATTATCGATCATGCACACACCACGTCCGAAGTCGTCTTGCTCTGACATGTTGTCTGATGTCATCCTGTCGTCTATGACAAATTTGGTGTTGTACATCGTGGCCGTGAACACTCCGCCAGACTGAACATTGCTGTCCACTATGTTGGTGTCCTGTAGGTCAAAAGTGGTCTCCCCTAGATCAAATTTCATCTCGCTGGCACTTGCGAAATTCTCAGCGCCAATTACCAGCCTTGTTCCGTCATGATTGATGTCAAGGGTCGTACCAAACTTCATGTTCGTGCTTGTACTCGGGGCATCGATGGTCTGCTGTAGTGTGTAGGTGTTTGTGGAATCGTCTGCGTTCCACTTGTAATAGTATATCGCACCTGCGTCAGGATTTGCACTGGCGTCCACCCCTGGTGCACCTATGATCAGTGTCGTGCCATCCTTGCTCATCGCTATGGATTCACCAAAACCTGTGTTCAGTGATGAACCATCCGTGGCCACACCTGTCAAGGTCTGTGCCAGTGCGAATGAGTTCTGTGTGCTTCCGTCATTGCTCTGTGACGTCTTTATGAATATCTCCACCTTGCCCGCGTTGCCTGGTGCCAGTGAGCTGATCGCCAGTATGTCACCGTTGTCGTTCGCCTGTACCCTGTGTCCGAATCTCTGCGCCGAACCACCCGCTGGTGCTTCTATGGTGTAGTCCTGTGTCCAGGTGTCATAGGTCGAGCCGTCCGCACCCACTCCCCAGGTGTACATGTAAACCCTGCCCTGGTCGTTGTCATGTCCTGGTGCCGATACAAATAGGTATTTGTCTGCCGTGGCCCTTACCGAATTCGCGCCTGGTTCCGATATCTTGTGTGACCATCCAAAGTTCAAATCCTCATTGGCTGTTGATCCGTCTGTTGGCGGGGTCACAGTCGACAGTATTCCATACTTGAATGTGCTTGGATCCCAAATGTAAATTTTTAATAATCCCGAATTGGGCTGTCTTGTGCTTCCGTCTAAACCCAACGTGTTTGTGTATGGTGCTCCTGCCACTATGAAGTTCTCGTCAGTGCTGATGGACAGTGACTCACCCAACCTGCTGGTGTTGTCGTCGTTGTCGGTCATTGTGGCAGTGGATTGCACTTGGAATGATGCATCTGAGGAAGATCTGAACAGGAAGTGTACCTCACCCTGTCCCTTGCCCGGTGCGGATGCCACGACGGTCCTGCCGTCATTACGTGCCACGATCCTGTGCCCGAACTCCTGTTCCGCTGTGCTGGCATCCGGTGAAAGTCGCAATTCCGTGGTGTAGGGATCTTGCTTCTCATACACACGCCACAGACCTGAACTGTCCGCGTCCGCGAACACCTTGTCTCCTGTTTTCCCTATGGCGTCGTCTTTGTCCTTGTAGTCGTCGTAGTTCAGTAGATCGTTTACGTTGTCCATGGATGCCAATCTCACAGATATGAATTTGTAAATGTTTCCGTAACTGTCCGCCGTGGATCCGTCTTCCAGGGCGGGAATGAATCCCACGTTGCCCGCGTAGTCTATTATCACGGTCTTGTGATCTGGTGTTGCCTTGACCTCATAAACCCCATTCAGCGTGGTCTCCTCACTGTTTGATATGCCAAAGTAGTCGGCCTCTGTGGTGGTCGATCCTGCGGTCAGGTTGTGTGATCCTGTAAAAGTTATCTCCAACTGTTGTTCATCAATTAAAATTAGGTTCGCTATCTTGATGCCCGCGTTGGATATCCTGAAAACGTCCCAGTCCCTGTTGCTCTTGTTGGCCACCCATACCAGGTCATTGGTGGTTATGGCATTCATGTCGAGGTTCAGTATGTCCTCTATGTTGAAGGCCGTGTGCTGTACCTGTTGCGGTTGTGGATAGCCCGCGGTCTTGAACACCTGTGCCGTGTCCCTGCTGACACCCGCCTGGGTGTAGTCCAATCTCTTGAATGTGGTGGATGCTGTGTACTCCACCGGTTTGTAGTAGAAGTCGTCCTTGATGATGGCGTCGGACCTCGCATACTCCTTGGCGTCAGCGGAAGTGTCCAGCAGTTCAATGCTCTGCGGATCCGCCGTGATCACGTCGTCCTTCAACACTATCTGGATGTTCTCAATGGAATCCGTGTTTCCGAAGTTGCCTGTACGGATCATCCATTCCGGATAGAGGTCCAGTGAGATGTCCTCTCCCTCGTACCTGGCCTTCAATATCTTGTCTATGGCGTTCTGTGTGCCCTTCTCCCTGATGTACCCTTGGTAGAACTTGTACTGCGACACGTCATTGACGAACAGGTTCTCCAGGTAATCCCTGCTCTGGTATCCCGTCAGCCTCTCCGCCAGATTCTGTTGTGATTCGTCGAAGTTGTTGGTCTCCAATTCATAGAAATCATTGAACTGTGAGATCTTGTAGTCGAAGTTGGGTATCAGTTGTGGTGCAGGTTTGTTCGCCTTCAGTGTCCAGTTGGACGTGACGAACGTGGATTCCGAGTTGTGGTTGTCCTTGGCCACGTAGAACTTGCCTTGGTACTCTACCGAGTCGCTGATCCTGTAGTCGGTGTTGGCCGTCCAGTATGTGACCTGTGCGGCGTCGAACACGAAACCTGGTGCGTAGTAGTCTCCGTTCCATCCTGCCGTCTTCCAACCAACCAGTTTCAATCTCTGTTGTCTGAAACCAGTGAAAGGATCATACAAGATGTCCGCGAACACTGTGCTGTTGTCAAACAACAGTATGTGTTCTTTCTGGACTGTGTTCAGTGCTATGTTGTACAGTCCAACGGTGTCAGACTTGATGCCCAATTCGAACGTTTTTCCAACACGCTTGGTGGATATCTCCCTGATGTCTATCTTCCTTCCGCCGGAATCCAAGAGTGAATAGTCTCCTGCCAGATTCCTCAGTTGCCCCACGATGCTGTTGTTGGTGTCCAACTCGAAACCGTCCGCGGCTGGTGATACCGTCACTGCTGATCCTGGTGCCCACTCCTGCGTGGTCCAAAACAAGAACTCTCTGACTGCGTTTGACCAGTTGAGCGTCTCCTTGAGTTCGTTGGAGAACCTGTTGAATCGGAATCCCTGTGACTCCAAATAATGTCCATACCCAAACAAGAAGTCAGTGACATCCTGTATGGTGTTGAACACATATCCATATGGGATGGTCTGTGTGCTCTCCTGGTATGCCCTGTACTGTTCCACCTGTGTGGATCCCGTGACTGACACAGGCGTCGCTGTGGTCGTCTTGACTGGATAGTTGAAATTGAAATACGGTTTGGCGGTGCTGTAACCCAACACCTTGTATCCGCCCAACACCGTTGACCCGTCCTGGCTTATGTCCGTGTTCTTCTCAATCAACACCCCCGAGTACTGGAAACTCTCAACGGGATTGGATGTCCTGAAAAGTATCTTGTAGTTCTCGTCTGGTATGAACTTGGATCCTAACGTTGATCCCGGAGACACACTGTCTGTCAGTATCTTGATGTTGTCCTTGTCCGTGAATCCTCCCAGTTTGTATGCCAACTGCACAGTCAGGTCCTTCATCTTGTCGTAGTAGAAGGTCTTGGTGTCTAAATTCCTTGATATCAGGTAATTGACCACGAAAGGCTGATAGCCCGCTGTCTGGTATCTGGTCGTGACCCCTGTTGCTAGATCCGTTATTGTCTCCAAGTGGTACTTGGCAGTGGCCAGTGTTTGCCTGATGCCTGTGTCCTTGTATACCTGATTGCCCGCCACATTGGTGGTCAATCTGGCAGGGTCAAAGAGATTTGAGAAGAACTTGGCCGGTTTGGTCAGTGCCAGGGTCTTCATGACCGTGAATGGGTATGAACTTGATCTCCTCCACGACGTCTCCGCCGGTGCTTGGTCTCCAAACTTCCAGGCGTTCTGTCTGCCCGGTATGTCTAGGTTGTCCACCAGTCCCGCCGCCAATGGATCCAACAGGTTCCCTGAAGCATCAACCGGTAGGTAATCCTTTATTAGAGGCTTGCCATATCTGCCTGTGGCGCTGGCAACCGCATTCCAGAGCACATCATTGCCTGACGTGTATGGTGCCGTTCCGTATGTTGCGTCCCAGTCCGTTGGCTTCTCTGAATGACCCAACATCTCCCATGGTCTAACATGTGGTGCGTCCGTGTCATAGAAGTACTTGTAGATGGCTCTCCAGTGTCCTGGCAGGTTCTCACCTATCAGCCTTCCCTTTGATCTTGCGTAGTTGTACGTGAAGGGTGACCCTTCCTTGAATGCGGTGTTGTTGATGTACTGGACGCTGTTACGTCCTGCCCATTGATAGAAGTCAGGTCCTATGACGTTGTCGATTTCCTGCAGTGTGTATTCCGTTTGTGTGAATGCACTGGGCAACACATCGTGTATGTCCACCAAGGTGGCATCGTATGTGACCTTGATGTTGTTGTAGATCCTCTTCTCAAGTTCTAGAATAAGGTCATCACGCTCGTCGCCGTAGGCCTTTATGATGGAACCATCGTGCTTACGTATGACCGCCGTGTCAGTTACGTATGTGGTGTCCGTGAACCTTTCAGGTGTGAACTTGGGATACATGCCCAACTTGGTCGGAGACGGTGGCATGTAACTGCCGGTTGTGTCCGCGTAATCCTTGATCACTATCTTGTCGCCCTCTGCGAGTGCCGTTGAAATGCTTATGCTATCGTCAGTTGTGCTGAAAGTGTAGTCTGTGCCCAACAGTAATTGTGTGCCATTAAGGTACACATACACTGCCCTGTTGCTCAGTGTGGTGATGTCGTGTTGTGAATCCAGTGCGTAGTCTGTCTGTGATGCTCCGAGCACCGTGTAGGATCTCGTTGAAACGTTCTCTCCCCAACCCACCATGTCCTCGTAGAAGAAAGGGAACGTGTTGTTCCTGCCTGGTGTGATTGCTGTGATGATCTCATCCACCCTGTCAGCCGCGACGCCTTCGTACGCCGTCCCAGTGGCATGTGTAAGGAATGAGTTGTACCATTTCTCGTACTCCTGGTTGGCAAAATCCAGTGCGGTCACGAAGTTGGCATCCTGGTCAATTAAATTGAACACCGCCGGCAGTAGAGGCCCTTCGTGTTGGTGTATGCTACCCCCTTTGAGTCTGGCGTCTGGCCTGTCCCTGAGGTTAGAGACCCCTGGCACCGTGCCAGTCACATCCTGGTTCTTGTCAAACATGTCCCTGACGTGGTCCAATATCTGTCCGTAGGTGAATGTTCCCAACTGCTGGTTGAGACTGTTGGTTGCCAGATTCTCTGGTATCTCGTAAATTCCTTTGTCCTCTATCTTGTCCGCACCGCTGTGCGCCGCTATCCTGATCTGGTCATCTACCGCTAGGTCCTTGTTGAACCTTACGTACCTGTTCTTGGTACCATTCTGTAGCGTGTAGTCAGTGGTCAGTGTCTTCCTGGTTCCGTTCACAGACACTGAAACTTCCAGGTCCGTCAGGCTGGCGGAATCCTTGTAGAAATCTATCGGGAACAGTTTCTTCTCCGTGGCGTCCACAATGAATGTCCTTATCACACGCTGTCTGCTCTCTGACGTCCTCTTGATCCAGGCGCTACGTGAATTGTGTGTGCTCCTGCCCGTGGTGTAGTGTAGGTGTCCCTCTGCGAGGTTCTTGGTCAAGGTCTGTGTGTCTTGCTTGTATGTGAAAGTCCCTGACGTGTGGTCAGATTCGAAAACTATGTCACCAACGTTGTTTATGGTGTTGTACTTGACCTTGATGCCCAGCACCGTGTCCGCTGTCGCCGTGTCTGATGTCGCGAAAGAGAATACCTTGGCTCCCGTGAACGTTGAGTTGGGGTATGCTGTAGCATCATCGAAAGAGGTGTGTGATTCGTCGAACATGGCGAACAATGGTTGCTGGTTGACCCCGGTCTTCTCTTGTGCCTCAACGAATGCTTCTGTCGTGCCGTCATACCTAAAGGTCTTGCCTTGGTTCTTTGTGCCGAATTCTATGTATATGGAGTCGTTGTCTGTGGGTGTGCCGTCTGTCGCTTCCGTCAGATTGATCACCTGTGTTGAATCTCCCGCTGTGACGAAGTTCACATCATATATCTTGTCCTTGACAATGGGATCCGTGTCAGCGGCGAACACGATTCTCATGCCGTCCGCCAGTGCCAGTCCATCAACTATGTAACCCGTCTGCTTGACCACGTCGCTGAATGCGTCCGTCGTCACCGTGTCATACAAGGTGACCGATCTCTTGGCCACTGTTCCGTGGTTGTACAGTGCCAGTCCCGAATCAAATTCTATGATGGGTCTCTTGGCTCTGTCCGTCTCGTCCAAATCTGGTGTGAATCCACTGATCCTTGCCGTCTCCTCGATCACGGATCTGTGGAACCATCTGTTGTACCTGGACCAAGCGTTCTTGTCCTGTGAATCCCTCTTTATTGTGATGTAGTCCTGTGTCTCTGGAATGTAGTTCGCCTTGGCATATGGTCTCGAGTCATACCCGACCTGATCATACAGTATGGTTGTCTCCGTGGCGTAACTGCCAGGGGTGATTAGGTCCTCCACGTCTGTGAGAGTTATGGCATCGCCAACTCCCTCCACGTAGTATTCCTTGCCCTGGTATGATGTTGGTACCAATGCATTTGGAAACTTGACCTTCATGCCGTTGGACAGGCTCAATGTACGTAGGCTGTAATTCTTTGCGCCAACTATGTCGTCCTCGACGTTGATGGCCGTCGTGGTATCAGCGTCTCTGATCTGTAGTATTCCATACATGGCATCGTGGTTGCCACACTGGTAATATAAAGTGTCAGGTGCACCTGTTGTTGGTACGGTGAATGTGACAGTGCCGTAGTCCGCACCGTTGTTGGTCACTCCCGTGTCAAATATGGTTGAAGTTGAACCGTCAGCGGATACCTTGCTCTTGTATGGTTCCGTCATTATCCAGAAAGGATGTCCCTCGGCGTTGATGTTAAATTTGTATGTGTTACCCCTGTACAGTGTCAGTATGGGGTTGTTCTCGTTCTCCCTGTGTGTGAAATTGTAGGCCCCCTGTGCTTTGTTCTCCACAGAATATTCAGCCACTGCATTTGGTCCAACGGAATCGATCTCTATCGCGCTCGGTCCATCCGGCATCCAGTAGTACTCCCTGTAGTTAACCAACTTGTCGTAGTCAATGGCCGGGTTCCACGAGTACACAGTCTCTTTGTTGAGCCTGTCGTGATTGTTGACCTTGCCTCCGAAGTACTTGATTTGGTTTATGTAGTCGTCGTATGTTCCTGTGAACTTGACCTGGTCCTCTGGGTTTACCGACGTGGTGTCCTTGTCAGTGTAAGTGATAGTTGGTTCCAGTTGATATGCATATCTGTCCCTGCTGGTGGCACCTATGTACCTGTCGTTGACGTTCCTGGTGTAGGCGTCCTGTCGTCCTATGAATCCGTCCAGTCTCTCCAGTGACCCTTTCTGTACCAATGGATCCATGGTGCTCGAAAGGAAACGTTGGTTGGCGTCCGTCCTGTAGAAAGCGGGTAAATGCTGTACCGTACGTCTGTACTCGTTGTCACCCTGCTTGACGACTTCGTTGTTGGTTAATGCGTTTGTGGGATTGTCAGCCATTAGTATCCTGACCCACTACTGCCGGTGCTTGAACCGGAACCTGTTGTAGTAGAGCCTGACACTGCTGATCCTGTGGTGGTGTTGGTTGTCGTGGTTGCTGTCGATGTGACCACAGTGCCGGATGCCGCCAGTTGGTTGGCTCCCAGTGCTGTTATAATTGACACATCATCAACGGTGGCCCCACTGATGAAAATCTCGTCCGCCGCCGAGTCAAGTTGGAACAAGGACCCAAAACCCTGTCCTGACTGGTTGGGCACGATCACGGCAGTCAGTAGATCTGGTGCCAGTTGATTGTGTATGTAAGCGGCTAATTCTGTGAAATAGAAACTGTCTCCGAAGTCCCAGTTGTCCAGTGCGAAGAATTCGTTTATCGCAGTGATGACCCTGGTCTTTATGACAGCATCTGAAATGTTTGTCTTTGTGTTCTTGACAACCTTGAATGTGGCCTGTAATGGTTCGTCGGCGTTTGATCCGAACAGTATCTTGTACTTGACTGGATGGTATATGATCTGGTCTGACAGTGATTTCAATGGGTTTAGTGTGCCCGAGTAGTTGATCCTCAATTGGTCTGAAGTGGACACAGTTGGCCTGTTGCCACCGTCCTGTAACCATATCCTGAATAGGTTGTCATACGTCCTCTCCAATAGATACACATCCACGATGTTGGAAACACTGGGATCTATCCTGGTCTCCTGTCCCGCGTGATGCTTGTATTGGAAGTCGATCGAACTTCTGCCCTTCCTGGCCCTGTAATCTGTTGCTGTAGTAAGTGTATTAGTTGTAGAACTGTAGCTCTTGATCACGTCCTCGTTGGCGTCAAAGAAATAAAACAACTGTCCGTCTGTGTAGGTTGTCGTGTCAAGATTAATGTCCACCTCGTTCTGTGTCACTACGAAATTTGTCGCCGCGTAAGGTCTGTATCTTTCTATGTTGTCGTATGAGATGTACTTCTCCTGGAATACGAATTTGGTCGTTTCAGACAGCGTAGGTTCCACGAATATGTCAAACAGTTCTGGATTATCCACCACACCGTCGTCGTCGGCATCAAAGAATCCAACTTTGATCTTCCTGTTATCCTGGAAACCATCCGCTTCCGTTATCACGTCAACCACCTGCCAGGTTATGGGATATCCAATGCTGTTGCTCGTAGAGATTATGCTGTTGGTCTTCAATATCTTCACTGTGTCCTTGACACTGCTTCCCGTAGTGTAGTCGTAGATCTTGTCCTGCACGTCGAAGTGGAACTTGTTCTGTGATTCTGATTCAAATATGTAGTCCAATTTCCTGTACTGCACTGTGTACGTGTTGCCGTCATTGGTGAACTTGAACCACCAACTGGTGTCCGCATTCGTGCCCGTGGATGATCCTGCATTGGCCAGATCAAACACAGAACTTGTGCTTAGATTCGTGGATGTTATGACCTTCCAAGTCTCAGAATCAATGTCATATCTCAGTCCAAATTCTTCATAGGCCTCAATCCTGTCGATTAGGTCAGATTCCAGCGTCGCCGAGAATGCCGTCGTGAAGTTTGGAATGATTGCGTTTATGACCGCACCCTGTGGTACGATGTTGTTAAGAGTCACAGGACCCAGTCCTGACTCAAGATTACCTGTTCCGCCGTTGGCACCGTCTAGTACCACAGCACCTATCTTGGCCCATGATCTGTCCTCGGAGTCATCCGTGGTCGAAGACACGAGAGTTCCGTTCTTGAATTTCCTGGTGTCCGGTGAAGTGAATTTCACTAAAGCACCTGTCTTGGCGAACTTCAGGTTGGAAGTCGCGAAGTCACCAATCACCAATGGACCACCGGAAGTGAAGTAACCCGTGTTGGTGTTGGTCGCTGTCGTGGTTGAATTCCACGTCGCTGATAGTGTGCTGGTGTCCTTGGTGCCGTACTTCAGGTAGTAGAACTGCCTGGCGTACGCCTCTTTGAGTTTTGCCTCCACACTGGTGTCTATCGTTGACTGTATCTCACTCCTGTTGTTGAATGTGAACGTGAACTGCTGTAGAGATTCCTCTCTGTACAGTATGCCATCTTCAGCGAAGGTGCTGACGTTGGAGTATGCACCTGTGGGATCAAGTATTTCTTTGGCCCTGCTTATGCCTGACGCTGACCTGTTGACTGATCTAACCTTGACTATCTCCTGTGACGCACTCAAAGGAACCACTTGGTAGTCCTCCGCAGTGATCATCCTGTTCTGTGAGTAGTAGACCTGAGCGGCCTTCTCCTTGATGGAATCGTTTGACTCCGTGGCCGCCGAGTTGTACACGCTGGCCTGTAGGCTTATGCTCATTGACAATGACTGCTGTGCACCGTTGGCGTCCGTGTATGGCACCGTCAACTGTACGTTCTGCATGTCCGACGGTTGGATTGCGTACTTGGCGTTGTCACTGGTCCTGTAGTAGGTCCTGAAATTGCCCAATGGAATGTTGGAGAAGTTTCCATCTCCGAACACAAGGTCAACCGTGTCGTTGTTCTTTGTCACCACGTTGTAGGTGTTTCTCTCTGCCTTTGAAAGTGAATTGTATATTGCGTTGTTGCCAGACAGTGTTGGCACCTTGCTCCAAGATTCGGACAGTTGTCCAAATTGGTCTAACTTGTATAGCCAGACGTCTGAGTCGTTGATGTTTGGTTCCGTGATCGGTCTGACAAAGTTTGTTATCGATGATTCAACAGTGAAATCCGTCTGTTGCATCGTTCCCTGTTTGAACAGGAAGAAGAAGCCGGTGTTGTTTGAACTGTCTCCTGACCCATCGGTCCTGTATGTGTATGTCAGTCCGGTGCCGGGCACAGGTGATGATTCGTATATGGACTCGGAGTCTGTTATGGTGCTGGACACTATCTCGAATGACCTCGATATACCCCCGACTGACTTTGTAAAATTGAAAATTGGAAGGTCCAGTTGGTTTGAACTCAGTGTGTACACTTCTGTGCTTATGCCACCTATGGTGCCTGACTCCCTGGGATTGCCGAACAGTTGTCCCGTCTGGTTGGCCGCGTTCAGTATGGCAGTGAACTGCTCCCTGTAGTTGGCGTTGGCACCGTCGTTCCACACTATGGTGGAATTTGCTAGATTGGTCCCCGTGCTGTCCTGCACGTCCTGTGAGGTCGTTATAGAATTTATTTTCAGCAGACCAGTCGCTGGTTTGTTACGCTTGGCGTTGTAGTTGATCAACCTCGCCAATCTTAGTACTGAATTTCTTCTCTCCGCTGTCTCCAGGAAGTTCTCCCTGGCGTTGAGGTCAACCCTGAATGAAAGTGCCTGTGATATGTATGCTATCAGATCTATCAGCGCCACGTACTCAGAGCTCTCAACGAAGTCGTTGAAATCATCCGGGTAGTTCTCCTTGAGATACGCTACCATGGTCCTTCTCAGGGTCTCGAAGTCGTAACTCTTGAAGTCAGCCTGCTGGAAAGCCTGGTAGATCTTTCTCCAATCTTCCGCTACTAGTAATCTGTTCTGTCTGTCTGTTGTGGCCATTGTGTATACAACGGTATTTATGTGTTAGGAAATGTACGTACTTTAAGATAGACGCAGTAGTGAGTTCTCGTCGAAGTTGAATCTCAGTTTCTCAGTGATATTCAATGGAACATAGGTTATTGTGGCCTGTATGGCTATGCCCTTGTCCGCCTCCGTGACCAAGATCTCCTCCGTTGCTATACGTGGATCTGCGTTGAGATTGGCAGTCACATCCTGGACAATGGCGTCCTTGAGTGCTTCTGTGAATGGCTCGAATATGGCATCGTATATGATGGTTCCAAACTCCGGGTTCTCCACCCTCTCACCCTTACGCACACTCAATCTGTTGATCAGGTCCTGTTTCGCGACCTCGAAGTCGTACAGTTTGAAGTTCTGTTGGTCCGCACGTGAGCTGAAACCCTTGAAGGTCACTGTCTTGTTGCTCAATCCGTTGCCTGATCCGTTGTCTCCGTATGCCATTAGTTCAATCTCCTAAACTCCACGTCGACCTTTGTGTAGTCCACCATGTAGTATCCCGTGTCGGTCATCACACTGGCCCACGGCACCTCCTGTGCCATCACGCCCTGGTATGTGCCCGGCAACTGTTTGTATTTAAACTCGTAGATGTTGATTCCTGATGGGGACTTGCCAATCAATCTGATGTCTTCCTTCAATCTCACGTCACTGAATCCACTAAAGAATGTTTTCACGGCCGTGAATGCGCCCGTCACACTTCCACCTAACGACGCGGGCAGTTTCATGGCACCGATCTTGGCGCCCAGGTTGGTGAACCTTCCCGGCGTGATGCCCTGTCGTCCCAGTTCCCGGGCCGTGCTTCCGCCCAGTCCCGCGATGAACCCCTTGGCCTGGCTGGCCACAGCGTTTATCGCCGTCGTCTGTATGGTCGACGTGACCTGTCCCGCCACCACGTTCTTGAACACGTTTGTGGTAGCTTTGAGGTCGCCCGCCGATGCGATGTTGGCTATGTTGATGTTGCCTGTGATTCCAGATATGTCTATGCCACCGATGTTTTTGACGGTGCCCTGTCCTCTGGCCAAATCTCTGGCGGACAGATTACCCGTTGATAGTTTGTTCAGTGCGCTCTTGGCCGTGTTGGCCAGTGCCTGACTGCCCACGTCAGTGGCGAAGCCCTTGAAGTCACCCGAGAACAATTGAGTCTTGTCTCCCAGTGCGAACAGTTCTCCCGCCTGGTTCACGAACACGTTGTCCTTGAACAGTTCCGCCACTTCAGATCCTGTGACGGTGTCGATGACCTGGTCGGCCAGTTTCTTGGTCTGGTTGTTGAGCACCTCAGACACGGAGTCCGCCACGTCGAACCCTTTCAACTTGTTGCTGATGCTGTCCTTGAGGTCCCATTTCACTTTGCTTTCATTTATGCCGAATAGTTCGTCGAAATCCCTACCGAAATCCGCCGCGATCTTCCTGGCCTTGGCAGGGTCTGTTGATGTGCCCATTTGTTCGCGCAGGTGTCTCTCCAGTTTCGCCTGGAAAATGCCTTGCCTTATGGACTCGTTCGGAGACAGTATGAGTTGGTATTCTGTGTATTCCACGGTGCCTGGTGTGTTGGCCAACTGACTCCAACGTTTCTTGTTGTCAGCGCCTCCCGTAGGCATTGCGCCCTCTGAAGTGAATCCACGGAACCTAGGCATGGGCTCGTGTGTCACGAATCTGTGTACCGTGGTGGAAGTCTGTTTGGTGAAAGGTCTCAGTGGCTCTATGCCCTTCTTGGCCAATTCCACGTCGCCCTCCTGTCTCTCGGTCATGCTCGCGGCGTCCGTGTCCAGCCACTTAGGTCCCCATGTGCTACTGGCACCCGTTGAGTTGAAGTGCACCTGTGCGCCCGCCAGGTGTATCTGTCCCGCCGCGCCGTGCAACTGCTGTCCGTCCGTGAATGAAGTCAATCCGTCCCTGGCGTAGTCCCTGATGCTTCCCTTCTGTGAACTGTTGAATATGCCCTTGTCTCCCAGGTTCAGCATGTAGGTGCCCGCCGACTTGACGATCTCGTTGGTGGCGCTCATCCTGATCTGGCCCGAGGCGTGCATGTTGATGTTGGCGTCCGAGTGCAGGTTGAAGTCACCCTGCGTCCTCATGTTGATTCCGCCCACCCCCGAGTACACGTCTATCCTGCCCTCGCTGGTCATCTCAATCCAGGCGTTGCCCGATCCGTTGGCTATGTACACCACACCTTCCGTGTCGTGCATCAATAATTGATGTCCTGATGCTGTGCGCAACCTCGTCAGTTGGTTGGTGCCATCCGCGGCACCGTCGTCCATGACGAACGTGTGTCCGCTCTGTCTGGTCACGTAGTCCTGCACTTCGGCGTCCTTGGGGCCTACCTTGACTCTTGTTGTGCCCGTGTCTTTCCTACCCGGCGTGCTGATTCCAAAAACCTGGCTGGGGGTCTCCCTACGTGCCGAACTCGAGGTGTTGCCCCTAATGTCGTCTGCACTCAGTCCTTGTTTCAATAATGTTTCTGCGAATGGGTGTATTGGCCTTTTTATTTTGTCGTAATTTGCTATCTGTCCGTCAGTGACTGGTGCCGTCCTGTTGACTTCACCCGATGGTACGTTGGTTGTGCCATATGTTGTTTTCTTGTCGTCCTGGAAACCTGCGTCCGCTCCTTCGAAAGTGCCGTCCAAGGCATCGTGCGTGGCCGTGCTTGACGATATGCCCGGTGTCATTTGGTTTGTCATGGGTTCCGGCACACAACCTATCCAGAACGCCTGGTCCATCTTGCCTTCGGCGAATATGACCAACACCCTGGTGCCTATGTCTGGTGGTACCGCCCAGAAGCCATAACTGTGCTGGCTGTCCTTGTAGTCCGTTGATCCCGGTATGCTGTGCCTCACGTCCTTGGCCCCATAGAAAGGTGACAGGTACTCACACGTGATCAGGTTTCCGCTTGTGGGATCTGATGTTTTGCTTAGGCTGGGTATGTTGACCTGGAGTCTGCCCATCCTTAGTGGATCCACGTTGTTCTTGATCACACCTATGTATGGTCCGGCGCTCTCACCCGACCAGGCGGTGTCGTTGCCCGGTGCCTTTGCCGTCGATGCGTGTCCTTTGTAGTATTCGTTGCCTGCCATTATGATGATCCTAGTGTTCCACTCAATTCGTCTATGCGAGACATTGCCATTGGGTTTTTCTCACTCACACTAGTTACCTTGCCGTTTTTGGTGGTGATTTTTTGGTTTGTTGTTTTGGTCACGGGGCCATCCTGGTTGTTGAAACGTACCATGGTCAAAGTCTGCGTGAATTGGCCGTCCGTCAAATTGTGCTGTACCTGTGTCACCTTGTATAGTCCAGAGAACACTGCCCGCTGTGCCGATGACATCTCGTACACTCCGGTCTTGTCATCGAAGTCCTGTGGTACCTTGAATGTGAGGTTAATGACTGGATCCGCCACGTCGTAGTTGAAGCAACGCAGGTTTGGATTCCACACGTTGTCTTTTTTTCCGCCCCGGAAGAAATCTATGTTGTTGTCCTGGGAACTGCCGCTGGAATTAGTAGGTGTCGCTGGTATGAACTGGCTCTGGCCCAACCATGCGGGGTCACCCAGTATGTCCATGTTGACCACCACCATGTCCGCCTTTGGATGGGTTATGTAGTCAAAGAACTGATCAACCCTGGCGTCACCCTTGGTCGTCCTGCCGCTTTTTGAACTCTGTGAAACAGAGACCTCACTCTTCAGTGGTAGGAAATTGTCACTGCCTAGGTCTGTTTTGTACGGGTTTGCTGGTGTGCTCGCAGATGATATGACATCCTTGTTCTCCGATGTGAATGTCCTGCTCTCACTGGCCTCCAGATCCTTGAGTCTGGCCTGGAAGTAAGCCACCTTGTAGTTGATGTCTAGGTTCTGTATGTCGAGGTTGTCACCCGTGAAGATGTAGTTGTATTCCTTGGCCACGTAGGCACGGTTGTGCTTGTCCTGTTGTATGCCAGCCGTTGCTAGATTGTAGGCGCTGATGTAAAATGGTTCAACCACGATGTTTATGATCTTGGCGTTGGTTTTACGTAGTTCGTCAAAGTTGGAAGTCAGCTCGATGCCTGTGCGTATCCTGAAATATTTGAAATGGCTGTCTATGCCTTCGTTGGGTCTGAACCCCCTCTTCCCTATGCCGCTTTGCACTGCCGTCTCCCACTCTTCGAAACTCTTGGCACCATATTTGGGATGGGTCTTCATGAGCTCTTCCAACATTTTCAGAATGTTCTGTGATGAGTTGAACTTGAGGAAGTCCATCGTGAACGATCCGCCTCCGGTATCGGTGAGCTGGCGGGTCTGTACCGACAAGGCCGAGCCGGGTTTCATGCCTGCCTGGGCCAATAATTCATATGGGACCTGCTGTTCGGGATCAAGGTCGCTACTGATGGATATGTTGTACTTGTCTGGGTACTGGTTGTATCCCCGGACTTTTTCGTCCTCGTTTTGCTCATTCAGTATCCTTTGTAGGTCCTGTACCGCGTCCGTGAACCTCCTGTTGATGGACGAAGATCCCAGTGTTCCACTGGTCCTCGGATACATGAAGTTGTTCACCAGTGCAAACTCGTTGTAGGGTATGGCCTTGATGTTGTAGTAGGATCCGCCCTGGTTGACGTCTATGTCCATGGTGACAAGTTTTATCGGTATCACCCTCTTGGTGTAATCAGTGTTTACCTTGACTTCCTGTCCGTCCTCATCGAACCCCTTGAACTCTATGGTCAGCATGTATGGTGCGTCAAGGTGGTCTAGGAATTTGTTGTTGAAGGCCGCGGCCCTTATCCTCTCTATCAGCGTGAGTCCCGAAGGTTCCACCAACTGCATCATGATGTTGGTCACACTGGTGAGACGCCTCTGGTCGTTGAGTCCTGGCACTGATGTCATCTCCACGCTTTTGAAGTAGATGTCATGGTCCTTTTTGAAGATCCTGGAACTCTCTCCCAGCACGGCACCGGCCCCCATCTTGTCGATCGTCTTGTTCAATTTGTTGTTGCCATCTCGTCGACTCTCCCTGTTGTTGGCTGAAGATTCTTGGTGGCTTGAAAAGTTGCCGTCCCCTATGCCGCCACTGCGGGCGATTATGTCGTGTGCCGTACCACCGAAGAACTGTGCAGGGTTACGTATCTCCTCTGCACTCAAGCCCGATAGTGTGAATATGGTGTTGTAGCTCGCGAACTTGTGCAACACGTTGGGATCAGGAGATAACGATAGTTCATTTATGCTACGCTTCCTGGCGTAAGCCGCTTCTGTATATTGATCAATTGCCATGGATTATATCCCCAGGTCTTTGAGCAGGTTCTCTTTCTTTGGCAGTTGAACCGTCACTCCTGGTTTGAAGTCGTAGATGGGATCCTCTATCTGGTCTGGGTTACGCTGTGCGAACACCCACCATAGCCTCGGTGTGCCGTAAAGGTCATAGGCCAACAGGTCGGGCCTGTATGCGTAGGTCCTCTCGATGGTGTAGCTCTGGTCGTCGTCCTCCGCGGTCAGTGTCCTTGGATTCAAGATGTCCAGGTAATCCGCTATCTCCCGTGTCTCGAAGTAGGGTGATGTGTTTGAGTACTTGGCCATTAGATGAATCCTACCTCGTTGCCCTTGCCGTTCAACTCACCGTTGACGAATTTCTTCATTGAGAAGTTCTTGACAGACTCCCTGCTGTAGATCGGAGTCACTAGTACTGAAATGTTTGACAGCGTGGGTGCCCATGTCTGTGATTCACCCGGCTCTGGCAATCCCAAACGCTCCCTTGTCCTGGGGCTCTGGATGTCTGAAGGATTCTGTTCTGTTGATATGTAGTCGATGCCCGGTCTCAGTTCCACGTTGAAGGTGTTTATCACGACAGGTACCCTGTTGAACATGTGATCACCGTAACCATGCAGGTGCATGATCGGAGGTGGATTGCCTTTGAGGCCATCTATGCCTGCCTCCTGGCCAAAGAACATCTTGGTGGCAGTCCTCAGGAAGTTCACTGTGGCCACCCAATGTTTAGCGTCTTCTGAATTCTGCACGGGGAATTCTCCAATTATGTTCATGGAGTCCACCTGTGAGTTAGCGTATGCCTGATGTGGGTAATTGCTGTGCACCTGGTCCATGGCGTTGTAGTTTGCACTGTGTTGTATGACAACCGCTGGTGTCAATGGCCAGAATATGCCTTGTGATGCCGCCAATGGTTGCATGATGGGGTTGTTTTCAAAATCAAAGAACTTGGTCAAAGGTCCTTCTGGCACGGCCAATCGCACACGCCAGTCTTTCTTGTCGCCTCGTCTTGACCATTTGGCCCTGGCCTGCACTATCCTCGAGTCCGTGGAAATACCAGCACCCGTAAGCCTGCCCAGGGTACGGTTGAATATGCCCCCTCCCACGTTCTTGAGTATTTTCCCTATTTCTCCGAATGCCATATTATGGTTGCTTTCCTGTGTAAAATTTCGTATACTTTAACTATATTTATAGGCATCATTCTAGGCACACTTAATTCGCCATACGGCACGAATCAACACAATATAAAGAGAAGCAATTTATGAAGAGAGTCAAGTACCTAAACAACCGAGATCTGCTACTACAGATACATGCCAGCAAGAACACCTACTGTTCATACGTTGCACCCGAGGACGCACAGTACGACCTCATAGTGCCCACCCTCAGCAAGATCAACATACGCACGGTGTCTGAGGCCAAGAAGAACAAGGCCAAGAGGCTGACACAGGAGGCGTGGGAGGCGGCCAAGGCATCGGGGCTCAAGAAGATAAAACTAGTCGACTACACGATCAGTCCAAGAAAAATAGAGAAGACGGACCTGATATTCAGGGTCATGATGTTCGATCATGTGCCAATGGATGACCAGAGGAAGAGGAATCCCAAGACCGTGGCGGACCACCACAGCAAGGTCAACTTCCCACCGTTCCAGCACTACAAGTTCGACGTCAAAGGCAAACTGGTGTGCGTGGGCAAATCACACTGGATCGGAGGAATGGACAACGGACACTTCTCAGTGGACCATGGAAAGATGACCAACCAACTGGCCATGATGTACATGAAGTTGTGTGAGAGATATGGCACCAGGGCAAACTGGAGGGGTTACACATACAATGACGAGATGCAATCGCAGGCCTTGATGCAACTTTCACAGATAGGCTTACAGTTCGATGAATCAAAATCAGACAATCCATTCGCATACTACACGGCGGCGATAACAAACTCATTCACGAGGATACTGAACATCGAAAAGAAAAACCAAGCGATCAGGGACGACCTGTTGGAGTTCAATGGCATGATGCCCAGTTTCACCAGACAGAACGAGAACGAGACCGCGGGACCATCGTACGTGAAAAGAATGAAGACCGCACACGGAGACGTGCATGAGGTCAACAAGACCACATTGAAGAAACTGAACAAGACCCTGAAGAAGAAAGGCAAACTGGACTCTGAAGACTTCGATGATGTGAAATTCAAGAACAAGATAGACATGACCGATCACAAACCAATCGTGAAGAAGAAATGGTAACCAATGGCATTCTTTAAAAAGGTAGCCTGCTTCACGGACATACACTTCGGCCTCAAGGGCAACAGTCGTGTACACAACGATGATTGTGAGGCGTTTGTGAAATGGTTCATAGCACAGGCCAAAGCAGAAGGGTGTGAGACCTGCATATTCCTAGGCGACTGGCACCACCACAGATCAGCCACAAACGTTTCCACGATGAACTACACAGTCTCCAACATGGAGAGACTGGGTGCGGCGTTCGAGAAAGTGTACGTGATCATGGGGAACCATGACCTGTACTACAGAGACAAGAGGGAAATCAACTCAATGGAATACATCAGGAACATTCCAAACATACACATAGTCAACGAGTGGTTGGTGGAAGATGATGTTGCCATACTCCCATGGATCGTGGAAGACGAATGGAAGAAGATTGAAAAAATGAAACAGAAGTACGTGTTCGGACACTTCGAACTGCCATACTTCAAGATGAACGCAATGGTGGAGATGCCGGACGTGGGCGGAATACAGACGGACCACTTCGCGGGTTGCGGTAAGGTGTTCTCAGGACATTTCCACAAGAGACAGTACATGAAGAACGTCACGTACATGGGCAACGCCTTCCCACACAACTACGCAGATGCTTGGGATGACGATCGTGGCATGATGATACTGGAATACGGTGGAGAGCCCAAGTTCGTGAACTGGCCAGACATGCCAAGATACATCACTATCAAGGTTTCTGAGTTACTGGAGGACCCTGACAAGTACCTGAAACCAAAAATGTACGTGAGGGTCACACTGGACATAAAGATCAGTTACGAGGAAGCGAACTTCGTTAGGGAAACATTCATAGACAAATACCAGTTGAGAGAACTGCAACTTATACCAGAACAGGTGGACAACGCACAGCAACCACTGGTGGAAGTGCAGAAGTTTGACAGCGTGGACCAGATCGTGATCAAACAGTTGCAGGGCGTAGATTCAGAAGTCTATGACAAGAATGTACTAACAGCAATTTACAATGATCTAGATGTCACGAATTAGTAAAAAGAAATTGATAAAAGTATTGAAGGGCGATCTCGAGCAACCTGTAACAAAACAATCACTGTTGGATCAACTTGCAAAACCCGTAACACAGGAAGAGTGGTTGAAAGGATATAACGAATGGAAGAAGAAACAACTTGCTAACGATTAAAGAATTAACAGTAAAGAACTTCATGAGCGTGGGCAACCAGGCACAGGCAATAGATTTCTCAAATAAAAGTCTAGTGCTTGTTATTGGTGAGAACATGGACCTAGGCGGCGATGACGCAGGTGCCAGGAACGGTACAGGCAAGACCACCATCATAAACGCACTGAGTTATGTGTTCTTTGGTGAGGCACTGACCAACATCAGAAGAGACAATCTCGTGAACAAGACCAACGAGAAGGGCATGTTGGTGGCCGTGAAATTCATCAAGAACGGAATAACCTACACAATCGAGAGAGGACGTAAACCACAGATATTTAGATTCTACGCCAATGACATAGAACAGAAGACAGAGAGCAACGAAGCACAGGGCGAGAACAGGGAAACACAGGTGGAGATAAACAAACTGATGGGCATGACCCATTCCATGTTCAAGAACATAATAGCACTGAACACTTACACACAACCGTTCCTGTCTACGAAACAAGCAGAACAAAGAGAAATAATCGAGCAGTTACTTGGTATAACACTACTTTCACAAAAAGCAGACCTGTTGAGAGAAAAGCAGAAAGCAACCAAACAGATGCTGACAGAGGAAAAATTAAAGATCGACGCCAGGGTAGCATCGAATGAAAAGATACAGGAGTCCATAGAAAGCCTGCGGATAAGATCAAACGCATGGAGCAAACAAAAGGAAGACGACATAAAAAGTTTCAAAGAAGCAATAGCGGAACTGGAAAAGGTGGACAGCGAGATAGAGATCGCGAAACACAAGAAATTACAGAAGCACAACGAGATGCAGACTGCCCTAAGGAGCCTGGAAAAAGAAAAAGCATATCACGAGGATTCCTTGACCAAGGCGGAAAGCACCGTTTCCAAGACCAATGCGGATCTAGAATACGCTGAACAACAGAAATGTCCAACCTGCGAACAGGAACTGCACGACGACAAGCACACACATCTCGTGGACAAACTTAAAGTTCAATTGACGGAATCAACAGACTACGTGACGAAATTAAAAACTGATCTTGCAGAAATACAACAGGGCATCGATGATGTGGGAGATCTCGGACAGATACCGGACACGTACTATGACACAATAGACGAAGCATACAACCACAAAGGATCACTACAGGATCTTAAGAGACAGTTGGAACAGACAGAGAAGAAAGAGGACACCTACGCAGAACAGATAGCGGAAATGCAGAAGTCCGCAATACAGGAAGTGGACTACGAGAAGGCCAACGAGTTGGAAGACCTACACAGGCACCAGGAGTTCCTGTACAAACTGCTGACGGCAAAGGATTCGTTCATAAGGACCAGGATCATAGAACAGAACCTGACGTACCTGAACCAGAGGCTGGCGTACTTCCTGGGCAAAGTGAAACTGCCACACACAGTGACTTTCCAATCGGACCTAACTGTGCGTATCGAGGAACTGGGCAGGGAACTGGATTTTGATAATCTAAGCAGAGGAGAGAGAAACAGATTGATCCTGAGTCTGAGCTGGGCATTCAGAGATGTGTGGGAGAGCCTTTATCAACAGATCAACTTGCTGTTCATAGACGAGCTGGTAGACGCAGGCATGGACATATCCGGGGTTGAGAGTTCCATGGCAGTGCTCAAAGACATGAGCAGGACGCAGAAGAAGAACATATTCCTGATCTCACACAAGGACGAATTGGTAAGCAGGGTGAATAGTGTATTGAAAGTTGTAAAAGAGAATGGCTTCACCAACTATGCAAATGATGTTGATATTATTGTTTAATATCTCCTAGTAGTTTTCCAATAGAATACAGTTTATCATCTTTATCTTTGACCACGTAAAAGAACATAGTTGGTTCAAGGACTAACTTATCACATATTTGTTGATTTATTTTTCCATATTTTTCCCATCCGTAGTCCCTTGGTAGGTTATCCATCATGAAAGATCCGCATGCTGTTGTTAGTTCGTTGTATTTTTTCTGGGCACTTATCAGAGAACATGAATCCATTGTACGCTGTCTGGACCATCTCAATCCTATTCTGTTCCAGGTTAAATTGAGCTTGGACATGCTCATAGCAAAAGATTTTATGTTAGGATGATCAAAATTGAAGTTAAATCCTTTCGCGGCTGTCGCCCAAGCACAATCAATGTGTATGTCTATGGCTTTCTGTTCACACTCCTTTAGGACTGCTTGCCATTCTGGTCTGTCGCCGTAGAAGTAGTTTGGCAGAGATACCACAAGGGGTTTTCCAGGTTCAAAGTGTCCGGGCTCTGTGTATTTTTTCCCCATCAATGTGTAGTAGGCGTATTCTTTTCCAAGTATCTGAATGTTCCATTTGTGTTTACTGACTAGGCTCTCTATGAAGTGTGTGCAACCCATTATCACATCAATACAGGGAAACTTACCCCAACCTTGTAGATCATTAATTTTTGTGGATCTAAACCAATCACTTGCCTTGTTAACAAATTCATTGTGACCAATGCTTTCTTGCGGATCATGATACCATAATTTTTTCAGTGTAGACAAGTGTTCGTCCTGCACAGGTGTCAACACTGTGTCTAGGTCTTCTATGGTTAAATTATCCATATCTAACATACAAACTCCTACGTGGATTGTTTTCGGCAACTGTTCCTTCCGTGCCATGCAGGCTGACAGAATTGTTCAATAATGCATAACCTGAATCGAATCTATAAGGAAATGTCTTAATCACATTATTGTCCCCGTCGAACAATGATGTTCCTACATTTGTTTCTGTGCCTAGATAAATCTGCAAGGAAAGTTTTATCCTCTGATCATCGGTGTGTGGAGGTAAAGTATAACCTGCACTGTCCGACCAGATGTCTACGCTTTCAAATTTCAATGGCGTGTTGAATTTAATTTCTAGTGCTTTTGTAATTTTGCTGTTGCTAAAGAAAATTTTAAGTTTTTTCATCAATGTCTCTGAATAATCAATCCGTTGTCTTGGGAAACCAACTTGCCTTTCTAAGTTTTCAAATTTCAAATTTTCCAAACTATTAAGCTCTTCTAGATCTTTACCAAAAAAATTTTCGTAATACTGGTAATATATTCCTTCATTTACCAATAGTGGTGATTTTTCTATTGACGAAACCACATCTTGTGTGCTTAAATGTAACATATGTTAATTAATTATATCGTACGACAATAGAAGGAGAAAAAACATATGTCAAATGAAACACATGACGCTATCATGACAGAGATACAAACCTACTCAGAAGAGAATGGTAAGTTTGTTGATAAGGGTGTAAAAGCCTCTGCGACTAGAGCCAGAAAGGCCTTAGCAAACTTATCTAAACTGATCAAAGCAAGAAGAAAAGAAATTCAAGAAGTTAAGAACGCGGCCAAGTCGGCGGCGTAATAATAATTGAATTGCAATTCAATAACCCTCGGCTTTAACTAGTTGGGGGTTTTATTTGAAGTAGTCTTCCATCTCGCCTTCTCTGTAAAGGTCCTGTGTAAAACAATGCACACCGTTGTCCCAAAACTCTTTATTACGAAATTTGCAAATTACAGGATTGATTTTATTTTTTTCCAAGAAGTTGAATAAAGTTTTATTTGGTTCTGTCATAATACAGTTTTCCTCATTTACTGAAAGTATGTTTACATCGTAGTTGCTTTCTTCAGAATTGCCACTCCATGCGTGATCAACAGATTTTTGCTTTTTATTATTTTCCAAATAGCAAATATCCCATCCTGGATAAATTTGTTCCAAGTTGGATAAATCCTTTGTTGCAACTATTACTCCAGGTTTCAATATGCTGTATACTCCATCCATGTGCCATCCATGTCTTGTGACAGTTGTTCTATAACCGTTATCCTCGAGCCATTCTAGTATGGTGTTCTCTGCTTGTAGTTTAACGTCTTGGCTAATATCCCAGTGTATGTGGTTTCCACAACGTATCATATTGCCGCTGGATATATCGCTGTCTAAAAACCATTTTATGTTTTTCTTTTCTATTTTGCCTAGTATATCTTTGTAACCATTAATAAGTTTTCCAACAATTAGATTGTTTCCAATCGCAACAAAATAATCCCTAGGCGACACTGGAGGACGTTTCTTGGCATCTTTTGTTTCCGGTCTGTAACAGGACACACCAAACGACTCCAGTGTCGCAACAAGATTATCCAGATCCTCCGCTGTGGTATGCATTATGTCCTTAAGATCATCTGTCACACTTTCCGGATCATGTACGCTACCAACTATGCAGTGTTTGAGTGGTTGGAATGTCGTATATCCTTTTACAGGTATCATTTGTCGAGAATACCTTTGCCATGCACCCTAACACGTATGTGGCCATTATAGTAATCATTGGTCTCAAGCACCTTGCGTGAGAACTGCTCACGTGCCTCAACGTAAGATAGTTCCGCCTTGGACTTGCACCAAAAAAGTATCTCCCTGGTGAACTTGTCCTTGCCCAGTTTGTTGACATCTATCGTTAGATCATCACTTGATCCATAGTAGTCCTGCCAGTCGGAATCTACTTTGTACCTACGCTTGTTCTTCCTACCTTTCAGTGGCGGCCTAGATCTTTTGAATCTCGCCAGTTTCTTGCCTATGTACTTCCTACCGCTGGTCGTGTTTGTGATCAAATAAACGAATCCAACTATGTCCTCTGGTATGGTGGTAATTTCTTTTCCTTGGTACGTCCAATGCATCGTGGTATTTAAAGCCAAAAAGATTGACCTAGAAATAAAACTCACATAAACAAGTGCGATAGGCAAACTACAATTTCTTTAAAAATTTCCAACAGGCAAACATAGCATCGCAACCAGTGAGCAAGGAAATGCGGCCGACGAGGCGACAGGTGAATCCTTAGATGCACACAGCAAAAAATGATGGGGCTCTTAGAAAAAGACAATCCCCAGGTCCGCCAAGAACTATTATACAAGGGTTTGACGGGCTCGCGTTGTAATGAATGAGCAAATGGGTACAGCACAACCGCCCAACTCCGGTAGCGATGTATAGTGACTGCGAACTCACCACAGGGTTCAAGTCGGTTCGGCTAGAAATAGCCGAATTGTGACTGCTCATCTACCACAGGGCACGCAA